AAGAATGAGCAGAGGGTATCAGTTCGTATTGATAAGTATGATACTTGGAATATGAACACTACTCTGTCCCATATTGTAGTACCTATGCTAGAACAATACAAAGAGAGCCATCAGGGGTCACCTTTTGTTGACTTAGAAGATGTACCGATGCAGTTAAGAACTGAAGACCATTTCTTTGATAGGTGGGACTGGGTGCTGAATGAAATGCTTTTCGCACACCGAAGCGCTTTAGAAGACGGGGAGGAGCAGTTCTGCTCGGGAGAGCATGATATTATCTGGCTAGAGCAGCCGGATAGCGACAACCGAGAGATGGTTATAGGCCCGAAGGATACGTTTAAAGTTGACAAAGAAGGTCTTGCCGCGTTCCACAAGCGTGTAAAGAATGGCTTTACACTCTTTGGAAAATACTACGAGAATCTTTGGGATTAGATAAGGTAGGGCTATGGAGTTACTGAATGAGAAGAGGGTTTGTAGCACTAATATTAAGTATATTACCAACACCAGCATACGCAGATGAATTAGTATGCCTTGCTAACAATATTTATTATGAGGCTAGAAACCAGAGCTTTGAGGGCATGTATGCGGTTGCAGAAGTTACTCTCAACCGTGTAGAAAACAGAAGATGGCCTAACGACATTTGTAATGTAGTGCAGCAGCGCATAGTAGTCAATAGTAGATGGGTGTGCCAGTTTAGCTGGTACTGCGATGGAAAGAGTGATAATCCAAAAGATTTTTATCGTTATAGGGTGTGCTATATGATAGCTTATATGGCTATACACGAGAAAGATTTAAGTTTCGTTCCCCCAGGTACATATTGGTACCATAGCAATGCAATAAGACCCTACTGGGTTGACGCTTATCACCGCGTTGCGGTAATAGGCGACCATACGTTCTATTCTGACAAATTTTAGACAATAAAAAAAGCCCCTTAATTGGGGCTTTTTGTTAGGTCGTATTGTACTCCCATAAATCAAGTCTAGTAAAGTCGTCCCCATACGCCCATAAAGGTTTATTCTCCGTATAGTTCCAGTTTTCGTAAAGCTGAGATTCTTTTTTATGTATAATACTTAAATTACTACTTTTACCGTTCTGAGCAGCAGCATTTATGTCTACTCTACTAATTTCATTGAAAAATAACTGTATAATTGTTGTGCAGTTATGTATATCAATAGGTCGGAAAGTGTCATGAAAAATCATTATACCACCCTCGCTTAGAAGGTTCCAGGACTCTGAGGCAAACTCTAGTCTAAGGGGGTCTACTCCGTCCACAAAGATTAGATCATACTTTGAGGTTGCTATAGTTTTCCAATCGTTGTACTCGCAAAACCGTACTTCTCTAGCTGCTTCAAATTGGTTTAACCGTTTCTCTGTTAAACCAATCCAGCCTGTGCTAGTATCTATGCTAAGCAATTCTTCACCGCCACACTGAGCAAATAATTGAGTGCTACCACCTACGCCAAATTCTAATATGCTACTGCTTTTATTTGCGTACTCAACTAGAACATCTGCGTCCTGAAGACTTAAGTCCCCTATCCATTTTTTATTTATTAAATTCTTCATTTACGAAGCCCTCTGTTAGGTCATACCAAATTCCTTTTCTTCCGAGTTTTAGCCACTCATAAGGAATATCATCTTTGCTGAGTACCCAGTCGTACCGATTATCTAATATCCAACCCTCTACAGAAGCTACTAGGTGTCCGCCCCCCGTTTCTGTTTTACATAAGATAAGGTCGGTGTCTATCCCGTAATCCTTTTCAAGTTTCTGTTTACACCAGAGAGCAAAATCTTCGCAGTCTCCTATTAGGTCTACCTTCCAGTACTCTCTTACACCATACTGCTCTTTATCTGGTATGTAGGTATGTCCTTGCATAGCCTCCCAATGAACAGTAGTTAGTATTTCCTCTAAATCTTCTCTCAACAGTCTACCCCCCTTTTGCGGGCTTCTAAGCACCCGTAGGGAGGACTTACCTCGTCTCCTATTACGAATGGCTCAGGAGGAATACTCTCACAAGCGACTAAAGCAGAAATGAGCAATACTAGGGATAAAATCATTAATCCTCTTACTGTGAATCTAAATACAAAGTCTACCATTTTCTAGGCTCCAATATAATAGGTACTAGGTCAGGTGGGGAGTAGTTCGGCCCTTTCAATACTTTCCCATCAGCTCGCTTTATTACTGTACCATCTTCGGCTAATTTACTCATATTGCTACGATGTACCTCATGGAAGCAAGCATCAAGATCGATACCGAAAGCATGGCCTGCTCCGTAAACCACATATAAAATATCGGTAAGGGCATCAGCCACTTCAACAAGGTCATCCTTGTCAAGTCCTTCACGTAGTTCTTCGACTTCTTCTCGTATAAGTTCATATCTTAGCTCCTGTGTTTCATTGTCACGGATGGAGGGATGGCTGTAAACTTCTTGCCCAAACGCCCTCATAAATTCTGAGCAGAGCTCAAAGTGTGTCGACATTTTTTCGTTTCCTTTCTCTAATGATTGCAGATTTCTTTGATTTATTTCTCTTAGCTGACGGCTTCTCAAAGTGCTCTCTTTCTCTATACTCAAACATCTTATCTGAGTACCTACGTTTGAGAATGCGTAGAGCCGACTCTACGTTGTTGTTCCTAACTCTTATCATCTATAGCCTTATATTTATTCTGCGGGATATTAACCTCCTCGGGGTTAAAATAGGGTATCAAACGCCCCCAAAGGTACTAGCGCTCATCATCGTCCATTCCTGCTAACAAAATAGTGAGACCTAGAGCCAGGAGCAGAAGGTGTGTTACATCTAATAATTCCATTTCTATGTGCCTCTGAGTTTGCTTGATTCGTCTATTATACGAAAAAATACTCTAAAAGTCAAGAACTATTTTTGCAGCCTGCTTTAAAAAGCCAAGGGTAGCATGGAAAAATTATGCTTGACTTTATAAGTATGGTTTGGTATAATATTCTCAATACTAACATTAACTAAATAAAAGGAGGTGTACATTGATAGCATCACAATTAGCAGTATTTGTATTTTGTTTGCTTGGCTGCGGCGTACATTGCTGGAGCCTAGGAAGGCAGGAAGGAGTCCAAGGAACTATAAAATATCTTGTAGACAACGGACTCCTGGAGGTTGAACCCGAGGAGGGAGAGTAGAGTGTATATACCAATTATAAGTGGAGTATTCCAGCTAGGACAAACGTGGCTGGAAGGAAAGAACAAGAAAGAAGCAGCAAAAGCCGAAGCACAAGCAACAGTTCTAATTAAGTCGGCAGAGAGTGAGGCTAACTGGGAAAGCATAATGGCTACTAATAGTGGTCAATCATGGAAAGATGAATGGCTGACGCTCCTTTTTAGTGTACCTATGATTCTAGTATTCTTTCCCTCTATGGTAGATGGTGTTACAGCGGGCTTTCAAGCCCTAGACTCGATGCCCACGTGGTATCAGTACACGCTCTCAGTAATTGTAGCCGCCTCTTTTGGTGTGCGGTCAGCTATTGGAGTTATAAAGGCTCGAAAGAATGGATAGAAAGGCTGTATTTGAACAACTGAAGTACGATGAAGGGGTACGTTACGAGGTTTATAGAGACCATATGGGTTACGGAACTTTCGGGGTAGGACATTTAATTACACCTAAGGACGAAGAAGCAGGACTACTAGAAGGAACACCTGTATCAGAAGAAAGAGTATGGTCTGCTTTCGAATCAGACCTATCAGAGGCTATGATAGACTGTAACAAACTATATGGAACCAGTACGTTTAGCCGCTGGCCAGAGGAGGTACAGGAAGTTCTAGTAAACATGGTATTTAATCTAGGAAGAACTCGCCTAGCTAAGTTTGTAAACTTCCGAAAAGCCCTTATTCAAGAGGACTGGAAGAGGGCAGCAGTAGAAGGAAGAGACTCTAGGTGGTACCTACAGGTAACTAATCGTGCCGAAAGATTAATGAGAAGACTAGAAAATATTACTTGACTTTATTGCCTTCATTGAGTATAATATACATTCAACTTTAGGAGAACACCATTAATCTTTTTTACCTAGACGAAGATTTAGACAAGTGTGCCGAGTACCATGTAGACAAGCATGTCAACAAAATGATTCTCGAAGCCGCGCAGCTTATTAATACAAACCTCTGGATAGACCATCTATTCGGTTTTGTCCCTCGTGCTATTACTAAAGAAGAAAATGCTGTACTGCAAGAGACTCGTAAGCAACAGAAGAACCTACCTATGGAAGACCGCATCTTTCCTTACTTGCCGACTATGTACAACCATCCTTCGTGCATCTGGGTACGGTCTTCCTTAGAGAATTTTTATTGGACAAACTGCTATGCTTTCGCGCTTGGCAGAGAAGCCCACTATCGCTATGGCAGTGACCACAAGAGTCTAGCAATGCTCAAAGCTCTACCAGAGCCACAGCACATGCAAGACCTTGGTTTCACTAAATTCGCGTTAGCAATGACAGAAGAACTAAAAGACTGTGATAATCCTATTCAGTCTTATCGTAATTTCTATATGTTAGACAAAGCAACCTTTGCTTCATGGAAGCACAGAGACAAACCACCTTGGTGGGACGAAGAGCTTGCAGACTATGACAATAGAATCAGTAGAACATAGGAGTAGTAAATGAACGAACAATGTCCTAGGTGCGGAGATGATATGTTAGGGGATGGGTATACACTACCTTTTCACTGTATAAATGCGTATGAAGAAGACTGGTGGTATGAGCCGCCCGACAGCGGCCCTTGGATATGTAACCCAGAGACGGACGATGAATGATGAGATATTTATCGCAATTGGGATTCTTGCCTCAGTGCTTGGGTTATTTGAGTTTACAAGACGTATGATTATAAAAAGCCACAACGAGACACATAGAATTAAAGTTATGCTAGAGGAGATAGAAGAGCTTAAGGACAAGCTAGATGACGTCCATAAAGATGGAGAGTATATCAAAGCTGGCATAGACCGACTTGAGAAAGAACTATACAAGATTACCTACGACTAACGGATAAACTATGGATAAAGAATTACAAAATTGGGTGGATAACCACCACAAGGTAGACGGAGCTAAAGGACTAAAGTATGATGACACAAAACCTGAGATGTATCTACTCCCTCCACTAGCCACGCTCGAAGTAGGAAAAATACTAACATATGGAGCGAATAAGTACTCTCCAGATAATTGGCGCAAGCTAGACAATTTGCAGAATAGATATACAAGTGCTGCAATGCGTCATATGCTCGCGCATATGAGCGGAGAAGAGAACGACAAAGAGACGGGCGTATCACACTTAGCACACGCTATCTGTTGTTTAATGTTTAAATTAGAGGATGAGTTACTTGAGGAAAGTTAAGAAGAAGGACTATGAGAACTTAAGCTCGGAAAATATAGAGAAAGTACTAGCACTACTGAACCCAGCTAAGGACAGCGGTTCAAAGCCAATATCAAAGAAAGAAGCCTGTGCAGTTCTAAACATCGCGTATAATACTACACGATTGCAGAAAATTATAGAAGGCTATCATGAGCAGAAAGAGTATGTAGCTCTTCGTAAGTCTCAAAATAGAGGAAAATCAGCTTCAGACGCAGAAATTGGTGAAGTTGTTACAGAGTACCTCCGAGGAGCTACCATTGCAGGAATTGCAAAAGGACTCTATCGTTCAGCAGGTTTTGTTAAGGCAATACTTGAAAGAACCGGAGTACCACAACGACCTACTGGAGAAGAAGAGAAGAGGGCCTATGACTACATACCAGAAGAGTGTGTATCAGAGGAGTTTACCCCAGGTGAGATAGTTTGGTCTGCAAAGCATCATTGTACAGCCATTGTAGAGCGCGAAATATCCGTTGCTTATCAAGCAGAGATGGAAGGCTTTGATGATACTAACTATGAAAACAAGTACTCTAGTAAGTGCTACGCCGTGTGGGTAGTATCCGAGTATGGTGAGTCTATGGATATATCGCCGAGTAAAGGTGGTAGCTCCGCATATGCCCTAGCATATGACCTAGCTAGACTTACTCACCTGGAAAGATTTGGTGTAGATTTGTCACGTATCTAAAAATATTTCTTGACAGAAATGTCATTTCGCGATATAATATGTTTTCAAATTTAAGGAAACCTATGGGCGACCGATTTTACCAGCAGCAAATAGACAAGACGGGCACTTGCCCAGGACT